GGTTAAGGTTAGCGGCAGCAGATCTCTGAAGAATACCCGAGTAATTAATGAGATTTCTATCCCATTTTTTACCATATCTATAAGCATGATCATTTTCATCTAGCTCATAAATATTGGGTTGCTTTTTCAAAAGCTTATAAAGCTTATACAGAAGATCTTTATCTTTCTGTTCATGTTTGAACAAATAAGAAAAGCGTTGCTCTCGTGCCTTCATAAGTACAACAGGATCATTAAAAATGAATCCTTTTGTAGCCATAGCAATAACAACTTCTTCTACTGAGAAGAAGCTACCAGACATGTTTTTGAACTTACGTTCCTCAGCACTATCTACCAAGTTATCGTAATAATAAGCAATAAGGTTATCTTCCTTGATAATCTCACGACTATCCACTTTAGCGAAGATCTTATCCATGATCTGACGTTCATGGTTCAAAGCATACTCGGAGGAACCAAAGTTACCACAGGTATCTACGAATTTTCGAAGCATTGCTTTTACAGTTGCAATAGTGCGATCAGATGTATGGATTGATTCTCGGGAAGGAGTAATGGACAGGGTATTAGGTCCTGCTTCAAAGAAAGCATTTAGACCAGAATGACCTGAGCTATACTCGTAAGAGTTACGGCTATTATAAGCCAATGCTGTACGTTTTAGCAGTGAAGTGGCTGCATCATACAAGGTCTCATATTCACGATGTGAAGGGATCGGGTAGACCACGTTACCATAGCGAACGTAGAGACGACCGTTGACAGTAGGCGGATTTTCATCCGTGAAATACATACCATCTTGGCCCTTAGAGATAGGCTTGGTTTCGATAAGGGTATCGTTGAGACGTGCATTCATTTCACCCCAACGAACAACATCACGAATGACCTTACGGAATTTTTCAGCATCCTGAGGATCATTCAGAGGAATGTTAACTTCGACACCAGTGTCAGTAGTAGGTACTGTCACCATGTCACGAATATCAGGCATACCACCTGTTTCAGCGGAACCACGGGATACTGCCCAGATGGTTTTGTTGCCTTCATAATTCACAGTGACTGTGAAGTAATTGGTATAAGCAAATGGAGATTTGGAACCAAGACCAAAACCACCAGTCTGGTTTTCCTGTTGCTGTTTGGTAGATGCACCATAGGTGCAATAGATATCGACCATTTTCTTAGGATCGATGCCCGGACCAAAGTCACGAATTACAAGCTGGGTCTGGTCAAGAGTGATCTCTACAGGGATAGACTCTTTACCTACCATCTTATGAGCATCCCATGCATTGCAGACTACTTCACGTACTACTGCGAGAAATGCGTCAGAATAGAGCGTGCTAGAAAGCACTGTGATAAACTCAGCGGTATTGAGAATACCAAAGCCCTTGGTGTTACCACCACCCATGATCGCGTGGGTATCATAGTCACTAAGGTGTGTTACTTCCATAACATACTCCTATATATTATTCAGGTAATGGGTAAGCCTTTTGGATTTTACCAAATAGGGGTTCATTCTGGGTCCCAATAAATTCCGGGGGCAGGGTTATTACCCCGTATTTGGGATGAATTTCCGGTGGGGATCCGTTCACCCCTTTTGATGATGGGGGTTCGTTGTGATATACCACTGGACTCCACCCCGTTGAGTCCCTCTCGTAGCAGAAGTATAACTTCTTCACGACTCGGTCCTTTCGAAGATAGCTGGGATTGGTCTATCGGGCTGGTTCTGATATTTTCCAGCATATTGAGAGTGTTCTGTAAGTTCGTGGAACACAGCTTTGAGGATAGGACATCCCGCAGGGAGAACGTAATCGTCGTTTCCTTGGAAAACCATTTCAATAGTGAGGTGTCCGCACCAACCGGGTTCACCATCGGTTCCAAGACTAGCATCAAGGAACCGTCTTGCATGAGTCGACTTGTTACGAAACTCTGCCCATAAGTGATTAGGTATTTGGAACTCTTCGATAGAACTTCCGATTGCTGTTCTACCAACGTATTCAGTAGATGTTCCATCTGGTTCAATAACGGTGACTGATCCTTGGAGCATTCTTTCGAGTTCGCATGGTTGGTATTTTCTTTCAAGTCCTTGACGTAAAACCTCAAGAAAGAATCCAATTCTTGGTGCGGTAAATTTAACTTCCTGTTTGATGCGGAAGTCATAACCAACTTCAGATAATCCATAGGATAGTCCATGAATTCGCTCCTTGGTCTCAATCATATCTTTGATGGGCTTTTCAGCCAAAAGCATCTGACCATTAACGATCATTTATTCCTCCAATGTTACTGAAGTATAATACCCCAGTAATTGGAGGCGCTTCAGCATTTTCTTAGCCTGCTTGATAGCTGACTCGTTTACCTTTGGTTCAGAAGCTTTATGTTCTAAAGCTTCCATGAATGTATGGATAGAACGCTCAAAGGCAGAGCCTTCAGCATATTTCAAATAACCATCTTCGATAATGAAACGCATAAAATGAAAGGTAATAAGAGCTACCTTAGCTACTTCAGCACCTTCCTGTATATACTCTTTTGTAATGGTATCCAGAAGTTCTCTGGTTCTATTGAGGATCTTAATGGCCTTCTTGTCCATCAGATCGCTCACAGGCTCGTTTCCTGCCTTGATAAGGTCAGTCTTAGCCTGAATGAATTCTTCGCTCTGTTGGTCTTCTACACCTGCTAGAATAGCTGCGAGCATCATATGGGTGGGAAGACCGATCTCAACTCTCTGTCTGTCGCTCAGATAATTCAACTAATTATCCCCCTGCTTTGCGGGTGCTGCGGCATACACGGGTTCGCTGTAATATGCGTTTTGAACTCGGTGCACCCAAAATGAGTTGCCATCATTGTCCTGTTTGCGCATGTAGCCGATGGGATTACCCGCCACGTCCTGCACCTGTGCGGAGAGGGTGGATAAATCGCTGTCGCGCTGTGCGAGCCATTCATTATCCGCCTCGTATTCGGGGAAAACCTCTCCGTTGTAACCCTGCGAGGATGCATCGAAGCCAGCTTTGTACGCATCGGCCAAAGCCTTCACGGCCACGGATGATGCGGGCTGTGGCTCCGCAGCGGACAGGGCGGCTTCGAGGGCGGCGCGTATTGTGCGCCTTTGCCATGTCATGTCGCAGTTGGCGAACGTGATATCCTGCCGCGCCATTTCATCTGCGGCCTTCTCGACCATCTCATCAGTAACCATGATATTCACTTCCTATTTTGGTTCAAAATGAAAGGGGGCTTTCGCCCCCTCTCGTTACTCATTCACATGAACAATTCGACCCTCTGATACATCCACAGTAGGGTTATTGAATATGATCCATAGGATTGAGGTATTAATTCCCGGAGGCAGTTTCTCCCATGGTTCGCAACCATAGTCAGTGAAAATCACTGCTGCCTTCGGTTTATACTCAATGATCCAATTACGGACACAGGTGAGGTCAGTACCACCTCGACCTACAAATTCGATTTCATCAAATCTGTCTGTCCTTTTGAACGTCTTTTCCATTTGGATAGCATCGTCAAAATTGATCATTGTGAACAGATCAGGATTGAACCGCTTCTTGATGTAATGAGCTTCCGAATTAATTCGAACGCCTTGAGCAATGGTAATGGAACCAGAGCTATCACCAAAGAAAGCAATATGTGTAAGACCGCCTTCACTCCCCTTATGGAGAGATGGAAGATATACACCCGGGATACGGATACGACGATTGGGAATAGCCCAATTGTAATCTAATCCTTCTTGTTCAATCATCCATGGTAGAACCTCTTTTTCCCATTTGACTTTGGGAGCAAGAAATTGGTTCATCATGTCCAACATAGGCTGTGCACCTTTTACTCCACCCCCTTCTTGTGCTGCGTACTGAGCAGCTTGAACTACAGCAGCATTCATTTGCTGAGTAATAAGAGGGTCAAGTGGAGGGTATGAAGAGCCTACTTCGTAATCTGTGGCATGAGGATGTCGAAGATCAATGGTGTCACCCATGCCATCATCATCTGTATAGCCCCAGATACAATCAAGATCGTCAAGCGTATCATTAGCCTGACGTTCAATAAGGTCTTCATAAATATCATCTACTGCTAGGTCATCATATCGATGGTCAAGCCAAGGCTTAAGTCCAGCGAATGAATATCCCTTATTATGTAGGTGATTGTTTACCCAGTAGGAGCAAGCCATAGCCCATAGATGCATATCCTTGCCTATACCTCGTGGGAGGTGAAGCATGGCTATATTCCAGAGCTTAGCTGCTAGAACAGTTTCACGAGACTCTTTGGGAAGAGCCTCAATGAACTTTTGATTCATACCAATGTGCAAGCCATTAGTATAAATTGTTACCGCGTCCTCTGCCCAAACAATATTGATTGTGCACAGGATAGAAGCAAGATGACCTTCCCCCTTGTGGAGAAAGATACTAGACTTCATACGGTCAAGTTCTTTCGTTCGTTGATCGGGGGTCCAGACCATTTTTACGCTCCTTCGTAAAGGTAACGACCAATGGCAGTGAATGCACGGCGGAATGCCGGTTCACGAACCAGAGCAGGATACTTCATCTGGATCTGACGCCAGTAAAGTACCTTGAATTCAAGGTTGAAATTATCAACGTAAGACGAGATATCTTCAATGGTATCCTTGTCAGTTCCATTCACAAGAATGGAAGTCATAGCCCAAATCTGACGAGGATCAGTCGGAATGGTAGCAGTCAGGGGATTGGTAAGAATATCCTTAAGAGTAGGGATCTGACCAAACACCTGATCATAGTTTACCAGATCCATGCCAACCGTATGACCAAGCTGACCACAATAAAGTGGTGCATCTTCAATCACAATCGGTTCCTGATCCATAAGGTTAGAGGCACCTTCCAGAGTAGCAGGGCAGCTAAAGGTCCGTTCTGTATGATCCGGATCGAAGTTATTGAGATACTTCGGATAGGCATACAGGAAGGAAATCAGGCGGCTATTCCAGTTCTGAGGAATAGCTACGTCCTGCATAAAAGCATCGAAATGACTTTTGATTGAACCATCAAGGTACATTTCAAGCCAAAGCAGACGACGCTGAAGAGCAGTACCCAGAGACTGGGTAATAGCACGGTCCTCGTCACGATTACCGGAAGCTACAATGTAACACTTGGGGTGGAGCTTCTGACCTTCAACTTCACGTTCAGCAAGGAACTTATAGGCACCTACCAGAGTGGTAGGAAGACCAGAATTGAACTCATCCAAGAAGTAGAGCCAACCAGCCATATCGTTGCCATCTTTATCCTTAGGCAGCGGATCACCTTCAAGAGGGAACATCTGCATAGGCTTATAGACAACACGATTACCAGATACGTCTGGCAGGCCGGAATAGTGTTCAGGACCTTTGGTGGATACACGATCATCGATCATGAATAGGTTCATATTCTTGGCAAGGCTACGAAATGCAGCAGATTTACCAATACCGGGAGAACCCTGAACCATAGGGATAAGCCCTGCTTGCAGGGCACGTTGTACCCAATAAATAATCTGACGAGGGGAGCCACGGTACAGATTGAGATCATCGGCATTCATTATTGAATTTCCTTTGTGGGTTTATTATTGAACTAATAAGTTCAAAGAAAAGAGTTAGAGGGTATGATCCCGGTTATAAAGAACTTTATTAAGGGTATCTTTGAAGTTACCATTATGATGGACAGCAAAGCCTCCAGCCTTCTCCCATCGAATACAGTTCTTCATGTAATCATCGATAAGAATGTCACCTTTGTTCTGTACGAACAATGACTTGGATGAAGATCCATAGACAGGAAGTACCAATGGGTCCTTACCCATTGTTGCACGTACCCAGTCCATTTTCTGTACAGCCATTTCAGTATAATGTTGCTTAGATGCAGCAGTCAGAATGATGGGTTTAATGCCATTCATCAACAGTTCTGCGTAGAAGACCATAGCTCCTTCCATAATAGGCATGGTTCTAAAGAAGTTACCATGTCCATGAACCAAGGCCCAAAGCTCTGCGTCGTCTACTCCACCTTTAGATGTAGGGTCTTTACCGAAGCAGTCTCTGAAATGCCTATCGAAGTCTGCCATAACCCCATCGAGGTCAAGGAATACACGTTGCATATATTGCTCCATAAATAGAAAAAGCCTCCAGATTTTTCTGAAGGCTTTGATTAATGATATAAGTTATTAAATAACTTATACCTGTTCTTCTTTAACTTCCTCAGTCTTAGGGGCGTCCTCAGAAGCAGGCTTTTCTTCCTTTGGTTCCTCAGTCTTAGCTTCTTCTTCGACTTTTACAGTCGTGTCAGCATAAACATCAAGGTTATCCTTGAGAGCAGTACGGATAATGGCTTCGCCAGCACCTACTGCCTTGATATTACCACCCTTGGTAACGGTAGCTACATCCTTATTGGAAGACTCATAAGCAAGCTCAGCTTCTGTATCAGAAGTGATCTTATAGCTCTGACCTACCTTAAGTGCAGTTTCCAGATTGGAAGTCAGAACTACCTCAGCAGGCTGTTCTTTCTCTTCTTCCTTATCTTCTACTGATTCACGGCCCACTTCTTCAGGCTCAACCTTTTCCTTATCAGGAATACGGTATGTGCCTCGTGGCTCAACATCGTAGATCTTGACATTCTTATTTAGGTCAAGTTCCAAAATATGGAACTTTTTACCAACTGTGGATACAGCCTTCATTTTAAGCTGTTGAGCAGTCTGGTTTGCATTATCATGCTGAATGATATCAACAAAAGTGAAACCTTCGGGGTTATCGAGAGCTTCAAAAACTACTCGAATTTCCGAGATTTCCTCATTATAGAACACCTTGTAAGCGTGCATTTCAATAACCCCTATGGTTGATAGTCTGGCTTAAACGTGCAGACTGTTATTTTGATCCTCGGATCAGTAATTCCAAGGCTTGTACTGGATAAATCTGTACAGGTCCATCTTTGACGTTATCAAGCTGTACAGCATAGCCTTCAGGAGTTTGACTAGTAGAGTAGAAACCTACTACTGTACCCTGCCACCACGATCCTTTGGGTTTATAAACTACGTCACCTTCAGCGAATGATCCCTTTGGTTCCAATGCACCTAGAATAGCCTTTTTATATTGACCCTGCATTTCCTCTTTAAATCTAACAACACGGATAGATCTTTCGTCTTCTCCCTTTGCTAGATCCAATCTAGCAAATACCCCGCCAAAACAGTCATTAGCCGTTAGTTTAAAACCTTTAAGACTAGGGCTAATAGACCATTGTAGCCCTTTTACTCTGTAGCTCATCGAGATGTTCCTTCCACGCTCTTTTAGACTCAGTGGTAGGGAAATCTTTCATAATCCATCTACCGGTCCAGTATTGATCATTAAATTCTAAAGCAGATAATCTAATTATATTACCTGTCTCGGTTACTACAGTAATACGAACACAATCAATATAAAGGGCGATGTCTGTAATCACTGCATTTCCGGTACGTCTACCATCTCGGGTGAGAGCACCTTGCATAATATGAATGGAACCTTCAGGTACTGCCTGAAATGCCCATTCAGGTAGAGGCTCTTCAAAATGTGCATCGAAATTCATAGGGTACATTTCCTGTGGATTGTCTGCCCGTGCCATAAGTATTCTCCTTGGCTCGTTTAGCCCTTAGCCTCTGGTTCTTTAATGAAGTGACCATTTGCAAATGATCTAGATTACAGCAGAGACGATTGTTACACATGTGATCAATGTCATACCCTTTACGGATAGGGCCTTTGAATTTTTTCCACATAAAGAGGTGTACAGCGGTGGTACAGCCATATAGGCTCATTCTACCATAGCCACCCCCTCTTCCTTCTCCTGAAGTTCCTCCTGTCCATATATGGCATGGTGTGAGGTATCCGAGATCAATGACCTCGATCTTGGCAAATACTCTTGCCAAAACTTTATCTGTTGTCTCGAATAGCATTACTATCTCCACGCAATAAAAAAGCCCCTCAAAAGAGGGGCTTGATGATTGAACGACTAGGGATTTATGGGTGAATGATGGGAGTCTTAAAATCTGTCTTTTGATTGGGTGGTCTTTCAATCTGGGTAGCTAGGACTGCGACATTTCTAGAGAGTAAATTTACACTCTCAAGCACGCTATCAACTTTACCACCCAGTACATCAACTACCTTATCGATACGGGTATTGATGGTTTCAATGGATC